AAGTTTACATGAGGCTGGAATTTATTCTGTTTGCTCAGTTCCAAATGGAGCATCAAAAGGCAATCAAAGACTAGAATATTTAGACAATTGTTTCGAATACTTTGAAAATAAAACAGAGATTATATTGTGTACTGATAATGATGAGGCTGGACTTAATTTAAGAAATGAGTTGGCTAGAAGATTTGGCAAACACAGATGCAAATATATTGATTTTGATTCCTACAAAGATGCCAATGAAGTTTTGACAAATGATGGAGCAGAGAAGTTGAGACAGATTTTAAAAGATGCAAAAGAATATCCACTGGAGGGAATTGTTAATTTTAATGACATCTGGGACAATGTTTTAAACTACAATGAGAATGGACTTAAAAGCTATTCAATTGGTCTTGGTGAGTCAGATGAGTGGATTAATATATCAATGGACCAATGGACCACAATTACAGGCATTCCAAACAGTGGAAAATCAGACGTTGTGGACCAGATTTGTTGTAATATGGCTTTACAATATGATTTTAGAGTTGCAATGTACTCTCCAGAGTCTTATCCTTATGAGGGACATATAAAAAGAATAGCCAACAAACTAAATAAGACAAACTGCAACAATGACCTTTTAAATAAATCAAAAAACTTTATTGAAGAACATTTCTTTTTTGTTAAGATTGATTTAGAAAATCTTACACTTAAAGGCATTTTAGACAGTTTTAAACAGCTCGTTTTTAGAAAAGGAGTCAATCTTTGTGTCATTGACCCTTATAATATGCTGGACCATTCAGCTCAAAGAGATGTTTCTTATGTTGGGAAAATACTCTCTGAGATAACTCAGTTTTGTCAACAAACTAATACTCATTTATTTTTAGTTGCTCATCCGAGAAAAATGGAGTTTATTAATAATCAATATAGAGTTCCAAATCCTTATGATATTTCTGGCTCCTCAGATTTTTTCAATAAAAGTTATAATTGTTTGACTGTATTTAGAAACCTAAATCAACCATGTCAATTTGGTTCTGATACTGTTTCAGTTCATGTACAAAAGGTAAAAAGAAGAGAAAACGGAAAGCAAGGAGAGTTCATGATAGCTCCAAACTTTAAAGAGGGGGGGTACTATACAGGACTTGACAAAGACAAACAAAGACTCCAAATAATAAAAGATAACACTCCATTTTGATATTTTGTCCAACTCCAGACCACTACAAAGCATTTAATTGGTGTATAAACAATAATATTTTTATTTATCCAATACCAAAAGGCAAAAAGTTTTATTTGGTTGCTAAAATAAATGGAGTTGAAAGGTCATCATTCAAAGAATATACTAAACAATTTTATGAACAAAATATCTGGGATTATTATTTGTACCTTTATAAAAAATATAAAGATGTTTGAGTTTCAATTTTTTCCAGTTTATGGTTGTGCTGTTGGGGTTAATTATTGGGACTCAACTATGGATGATGATGAGGTCAATGAAAATGACACTCAACATATGATTCAATTTTTTGTTTTTATCTTTGGACTTTCAATAATTTGGTATAAGGATATATAATGGCTTACGATAAAAAAGAACTAGAGAAAAAGGCACTGGCTGCGATTAAACGTCATAAACTTATGTTTATTGAACATCTGGTTGCTCATTTACCATGTACTAAAAGCACTTTTTATGCATTAAAATTAAACGAATCGAACTCCATAAAAAAGGCAATTGAAACTATGCGAGTATCTCGTAAGACTAAAATGTTATCCAAGTGGATTGATTCTGATGTTCCAACTCTACAAATAGCTGCAATGAAAATGATTTCTGATGACCATGAGGCTCATAGATTAAACGGAACTAAACAAGAAATCAAGCACGATGCATCTTTAAAATCAACTCTTATTAAATGGAAACCAGCTCAAGAAGAGTAAACGAGCAACGCTGTAACAGGCAATTTTACGACTTAATCAACTCAGACTCAAGATGGTTTGTCCATCAAGGTGGTGCAAGGTCTGGCAAGACTTACTCTATTTGTCAATATTTGATATATTTGATGACGACTAACGAAGAGCCTTTGGTAATTGATATCATTAGAAAAACATTGCCAAGTCTAAAGTCATCTGTTATGAGAGACTTTTTACAGATAGCTCAACAAACTGGAATTTATGATTATGGTATACATAATAAAGCTGAAAATAATTTTACTTACAACAAGCATCTTGTTCGCTTTGTTTCTTTGGACCAGAGCCAAAAGATAAGAGGAGCATCAAGAGACTACGCTTTTTGTAATGAGGCAAACGAGCTTACAAGAGATGACATCACTCAAATCAGTTTAAGATGTCGTAAGAGGATAATTATTGACTTTAACCCCAGCGACCCAGTACATTGGATTTATAGTGATATAATCCCCAGAGAGGATTGTAAGACAGTTATAACAACCTATAAAGACAATAAGTTTTTGAATCAAGACATTATATCAGAGATTGAGAGAATGAAGGACCGAGACAAAGACCTCTGGAATGTTTTTGGATTAGGACAAAAAGCTGTATTTACTAAAAGACAAATATTTAACAACTGGCAATTCATAAACAGAAAAGACTTTCCAGATGCTGATTACATTTATCTTGGAATAGATTTTGGATTCTCAAATGACCCATGTGCGATTGTAGAAGGATACAAGGTCAATGGTAAAATATATCTGCATGAACTACTTTATAAAACAGGAATGACTAATCAAGACATTGCAGAGTTTGTAAAAAGCAAAGGACATCAAGACACACTTTGTTATTATGATTCCGCAGAGCCTAAGAGTGGAGAAGAGCTTAGACGGTTGGGGTTGCTTGTAAAGCCATCAATAAAAGGTCAAGGAAGTATTAACGCTGGGATTTCACTTATGAAAGAGTTTGACATCATTGTATCAAAAGAATCAACCAATTTTATTAAAGAATATCAGTCGTATTGGTGGGAGGAACTTAAAGACGGAACGATAATAAATAAGCCATTAGATAGATTTAATCACTTAATGGATGCAACTCGTTATCTGATATATTCAGCTTATTCAAGACGTTCAGAATTTTTTGTAATTTAATTACTATTTTTGTAAATAACATAATTATTTAATGGCATCATTTTTCGATAGATTCAAAGGTTTATTTAAGAATCAGACAACCAACATAGATTTTAACAAGGCGATTTACAACTTTTTAGGCGAGACATTTATCGCATCAACAGAAAATGATGACAGTTACATTGACAAAGGTTATAGATTTAATGCAACTATTTATTCAATTGTAAATTTAATTGTTAAGTGTGCCGCTAATATTCCTTTTTCAGTTTATGAAATACAAAACGAAAACGAATTAAAAAGATACAAAACACTTACTTCTGGAGATTTTAATTCTAGCGTTTTACATAAATCTCAGATACTGCATAAAAAAGCATTGGTAGAATTAGAAGGAACGGAGCTTCATAAACTTTTAGAGAGACCTAATCCAGCTCAGTCTTATAATACATTTATACAAGAGCTGTTAGCTTTTGGATTACTAACTGGTAACAGGTACATCTATGGAATAACACCCCAGAGCGGACAGAATGCAACTAAGTTTAAGGAGCTTTATGTTTTACCATCTCAAGTTATGCAGATTCACAGCGGTGGTTTATTTAAGCCAGTTGATTATTATACTTTAGAATATAATGGAGAGCATCAATTACCAGTTGAAAATGTCTTACATATAGCTGACTTCAACCCTTACTATGATGGAACTGGTTCTCATCTTTATGGTATGAGTCCTTTAAAAGCTGGACTAAGAGTATTGGATGCTAATAACGAGGCTGTAACAACTGGATTAAAATATTTACAGAATCAAATGGCGAGAGGAGTTTTAATGTCTGAGGAAGGTGATTTAAATGAGGTCCAAGCAAGACAATTAAAAGATAGATTTAAAAAACAATATCAAGGCTCTAAAAATGCTGGAGATGTAGTAATCACACCTAAGAAACTTTCATGGATTAACTTTGGTCTTAGTGCCTCTGATTTAAATTTAATTGAACAGTACAACGCTACAATCAAAGATTTGTGCAATATTTACTCAGTTCCAGTACAACTTTTAAACAATACAGACCATCAATCTTACAACAATCAAAAAGAGGCAAAGAAGTCTCTTTATGTAAATTCAATTATCCCTCAGCTTATAAAAGTTAGAGAAGAGTTAAACAGATGGTTAACCCCAGCCTATGGAAACAATCTTTATATTGATTTTGATTTTACAGTAATTCCAGAACTACAAGAGGAAATGGACAAGGTTGTAACTCAGATGTCAAACAGCTGGTGGTTAACACCAAACGAAAAAAGAACAGCCATGAGTTATGGAGTTGATGAGGAGCAAACAGCAATGGATGACTATTATATCCCAGCTAACTTATTACCTCTGGCTAATGACATGGGGGTTGAAGAACCAAAACAATTGCATGATGACGTTTCAATAGCACTAAGAAAAAGATTAGTTGCTGGAATGACTGACGTTTATACAACAATACAAGAGGCAGAAGAGAGAGCTGTCCAGATGGGCGGAGAACCAACCTATCATCAACATAATTTTGATGGCACAACTGTTTTTATGCCTTTTAAAACTCATGAAGAATATGAGGCGGCTAAAGAAGGTCGATTGGATGAGTATTATGAAAGGGTAGAGAACTCAATTTATGATGACGAGGATGAGGATTCAAACAAGCCCAAAATAGAATATAAACAACCAGAAATATCAGACAGAGTTAGAAATGCTTTAAAAGACAAAGTTGATGACCATAATGAAAAGCATGGAGACGACCCAGATAAAAGAGTAACTCTTAGAATGCTTATAGCTGTATTTAGAAGAGGCATTGGAGCTTATAACACAAATCCGCAATCTGTTAGACCAAATGTTTCCAGTGCGGACCAGTGGGCGTATGCAAGAGTAAATAATTTCCTTAGGTCCATAAGGACAGGGAGATTTCGTTCTGGTAGACATGATACAGATTTGATTCCAGCTGGACATCCACTGAGTTCTAAAAAAAGCCATAAAGTTTACAATGATTATCCTCAAGGTGCAACCAACAACGCTAAAAGAGTTTTAGAATGGGATGAGAAATATAAACTCAGAGGTAAGATGGGAACTCCCAAAGGATGGTCCAGAGCAAAGCAATTGGCATCCAGAGAAACATTATCTCAAGCTGATGTTAATTCTATATATAGCTTTTTAAGAAGGCATGAGCAAAATGCAGAGATTGCTGAAGAGTTTAGAGGCACTCCATATAAAGACAAAGGTTATGTCATGTATAATGCATGGGGTGGAAAAGCATTATTATCTTACGTTGAACGATACAGAAGTGCTAACCATGATGAGGGAGATAGCGATTAAAAGAGTAAAAGATAATTGGATTGATGAGTTCTCTAATTTACTGGATAAGGTCGAAAATAAAGAGTTTAAAAAAGCATTATCATTCTACAAAGAGAATTATTTTAAAGGCGTTAGTCGATTTCTGGTTGAACCTAAAACAACAGGATACGAGGACCTTTTTACAAATAATGGCTTTACTGATATTTATGTCGATACTTATAGAAATATTGGTACTTCTTTTGCTAACTGGTATGCTAAGAGCATTGGGTCTCTACTAAAAAAACAAGACGTTTCTGGATATAACGATATTTGGGAGGCTGCATTTGCCGAAGAAGGTCGCAGAATAGCTGGTAACAGAGTGACACTTGTTTCTGGAACTGCAAAATCAACACTTAAAAAGGAATTAAAAAGATTCATGCAAAACCCAGAGTTTATGGCAATGGATGAAAGGAGACAATCTAGAATTTTAAGGACCAGATTTAATCAATATTCTAACAGTCAAGCAAAAAGACTAATAAGAACAGAGGCAACCAATGCAGCTAATCAAGGAACTATGAGAAGTGCTTTGGATATATATGGTAAGAACGAACTGCAAAAAGAGTGGATTGCTGCTTTAGATGAAAGAGTTAGGTCGAATCATGCAGCAGCTCATGGACAAATTGTTGACTTTGATAAAAAGTTTTTAGTAGGTGGCGAGTATTTAGACAGAGCTGGAGACCCCAGAGGAAGTGCAGCAAATGTAATTAATTGTAGATGTGCGATTGCACCATTTCCAAAACAATCAGACCAGTTGGTTGATGTATTACCTCCAATAGATGCAGTGGCAATAATAGCTGAAACAGTAAAACCTAATATAACAACAAACACATCAGAAATAGATTTTTCTAAGCTAACAAAAAAACAGTTAGACGATATAAACAAAGAGGCTTTTGAGGCTCAAGGCGTTGTTGTTAACTCTATCAATTCTAAATCTGTTGCATCAAAAAAATATCAAAGAGTTTCTGAAAATATAAACAAATTGTTAAAAGAGTACAATGTATCAGCTCCAGAAAATACTAATTTTGGAATTGATATAAGTATGCTGGGGGGTGGTCAAAGGACTTTAGGCGTAGTAAAAAGGCGTATAAAAATGCCTTATAGAGATTATCCAGAAGGATTCAATGACTATCAGTTAAAAGAGATATATTTTGGAAATAAAACACCAAACACTTATGGCACAAAACAAATGAGTAAATTTAAATTTGACAGACATTATTCTTTGCATGATGAAGATAAGTTTGACCTGTATGTCTCGACACATGAATTTGCTCATTTTATTTCTGTCGAAAAAATGCAATCA